CTGCGATAGAATTCTTTACACGATTGAATACATCTGTTACCAAGTTTACGGATGGAGTTTCGATTAATCTTGAAACTACCGTGGTTAAATCGGAAGATGGTACATTGTCTAAAACACCCATTCCCGTTCTATATGTTACAGTCAATGTGGTGTTTGAAGGAGCTACTCCGTATGTTTTGGAATACATAAAGTTTGATGGGTCAATACCTTGGTCAAGGTCTGCTCTATTACCATATAATGCAGAACCGACATTATCAGGATTTGGAAGAATCTCTTCATCTGAGTTTTGTGATATACCTGCTCCAAATTGAATGTCTATTGCACCTTCATCTGTTATTCGTGTTGTATATCTCTTTGGGACTTTTTTTAGTTTTAAAAGAGATGGGGTTTCGTTTGCATATGCAGACATAGCAAGTGAGTAATCAGTTGTATTTGGTATTTCTTCAAATACAGTATCTTGTGCAAGATATTCAACTTTAGTCCACTCGTCACCATCATCGTCTACGATTTTGATTACATCAATTAGACCTTCAATTTCCGATAGTCTAATTTTATCATATGGTTTAGGTGACCCAAACACAAAGTTTTGTGTAGACTCTTTTCCACTTACGGCCTTTACATATTTCTTTAATAAATAATATATTGGCTCGTTTGTGGCAGGGTCAACCTCATACACCGAAACCTCAGTTGGGTCCATTGATGATGAGTAGTTGAATCTAACTTTATTGATTGTGGAGAATTCAACATCTGAGTTTAATGTGGAACTTACAACCATACCTTCTTTAAGTGTTAGTGCATAATCCCAATTTGGTTTTACATTATCACCACTACCCATAGATGGTACTAATTGATAAACGGTAAGTTCAGTTGTGGCCGGAACATATAATTTTGGTTTGTATCCAAACGATTGTGCTATTGTGAATACATTTGATTTTTCTTGCGCTTCTTCAAGAATGGATTCTCTCAACTGCACATCTGTGTAGTACGAAAGTACATCACCTACATATGATGCCAATTCCATGAACATCATACCAGGAGATGACTCGTTAAAGTCATTGTAGGTTTGTGGGAAATAGTTTTTAGTAAAATCAATTAGATTTTGACGAATATCACCAAAATCCTTTCCTATTAGATTTACTTGTTTTTTTATTTTCTCTGCCATGTTTGTTCCTTACGCAATGGATACACTTCCTTGTGGACTTACTGTTATAATTATAGGAACATTTGCTCCATTTTCCGTAACTCTTACACTTAGTGATATTTCTACTTTATTGTAATCGTCTATCTGATTTATGTTTATGTTGTCCACAATTATGTATGGTAACCAAAATGCAATATCCTCAGATAGTCCCTCTTTTAATTGGTCCTGTGTGGTAGTTTCTAATTGTTCAAACAATAACGAATACACATCCGTGCCAAACAAAGGTTGAAGTGGTCTCTCACCCTTCCGTGTCAACAATAAATTCTTTAGGTTTGATAAAGCTTGTTCTTCTGTCGTGTAGGATAGTTTAAATAACGGAGTTCCTCCCAACGGTAACATAACACCAATTGCGGTGTTCTTTTTTAAGTCAAGTGGATTTACTCTCCATTCCCTACGAGTTGCCATTACTTACCTTTCTTAGCATTTATGTGTTTCATCAAGCCGGAATAATCTCTTGTTAACGCATCAACAACGGCCTGTCCGGCGTCAGTTTGTTGTAACTGTTCTACCGAAACGGCTCTACCTTCTGATGTTTGTAGAACGGATGGTTGTTGGTTTGTCATACCACCCCAAGCTTGTGCTTGTGATGCATTAAATACACCACCCTGTCCATTAATACTTTTCCACTCACCACTATCGGCGGTTTCATTTAACAAATCGGCAAATCCAGTTGACTTGAACATTTCCTTTTTAGGAGTTTGTTTTTGCTCAAAAATATGCTCCACATCCAAAGGGTCGTTCTTAACTCTCTTCGGTTGTGTTTGTTTCATTTCTTTAAGGATGGATTCACGAATGACCTTCTCTCGTTTGGCCATTTCTTTTTTTACTTCTTCCTTAACAATGATTTGAATTGC